CTGCTAATCAGTTTACTGTCAATGTACTTTGGTCTACTATTGGTGAATCTACAGCCAATGGCAATGTAACCTATGCAGATTTAAGAAAGACTCAGGTATTAAATGATTCATTAATAACTAATAAAGAAGTATTTAATGGAGCTTTTAATCTTTATAATAATACAAGCTCGCAAAGTGCTCTATTCCCTAGTGCATCATACTTAGCAAATGGTCCTAATGATTTATTAATGACTACACATATAGCAGGTAGTGGCTATGCTGCATCTACATCCAATTTAGGTATGTTATATTACAACCTTAGAGTATATGGGGGAGCTAATTATGAAGTAGAGTGGTATGACATGGATGACACTCTATTAGCCAATGCCTCATTTAATCCTGCTAGTGATGGCATTTGGGCAGTATATGTAGGACCTGAGAATGTTACCAATGAAGATTATTATGTGCTTATATATAATGATGCATCATTTACTAGTTTACCTTACTATTTCACTTATGACAATAGATGTGCCATCAATGAAGTTAATCAGCTTATCTATTTAGATAGGATGGGATCATGGCAATCCTTTAACTTTCAATTAAGGACCTATGAGAAAGGACAAATTACTAGAGAGCAATACAATCAGCATATAGATGGACAGGTGCAGAGTAGCCAGTGGGTAGGAGTTCCTCTACAAAAAGGATTCAGAACTTATAACACTAATGTCACTAAGACCTTAGACCTCAATACTAATTGGATGGCTGAGTATGATGCTATTAGATTTCAGGAGCTACTCACATCCCCTCAAGTATATTACCTTTCAACTGATTTCAAATTTTGTGCCTGTGTAGTAGATTCTACTAGCTTTGAAGTATTCAGCCAAAAGAATAAGAAACTAATTAAGCAATCAGTAACTATTAAGCTAGCACAACAAGATCCTATCAATGGTTAGAATACAACTTAGCACAGGATACCTAGATGTCAAAGAGGGTACATCATTCCCTCTGAATTTTAGTGTGGGAGATATTAGAGATATATCTAAAAGAACAGGCTCGTTTTCTAAGACCATTACACTGATAGGCAATAGCAACAACAATACTCTGCTTAATCATTACTATGATGTAAACATTCAAGCAGGTACTTTTAATATCAATACAATCACTAATTGTGATGTCATTGAGAATGGTATCCCTGTTATGATTAATGCTACTCTTCAGCTCACTAATATAAAGAAGTCACAAGTGACAGGAGCTTATGAGCAGATGGTGGAGTATGAGGTACTTATTAAGGAGGATAGAGGTACATTCTTTACTGACATCTCTAATAAGTATTTGAATGACTTAGATTTCTCAGACTTAGATCACTATGTTGATGTTGATGTAGTGATTGATACCTTTGATAATAGTGTAGCTAATGGCTATAAGTATGTGATGCCATTTAACATAGATAATCAATATCAGTTTAATTGGTTTAAACCTGCTATATATGCTCAGACTTACTTTGATAGAATCTTTGCTACAGCAGGATATAGTTATACTTGGGATGGATTAGCAGATGCTAACTTTGATAAGCTACTGATACCTTACAATGGTGATCAGAATGTAGTGGATTGGCAGGATGTTTATGTGGAGGCTAGCAATAGTGGATGGAATTATACTAAAACTTATAGTGTATACTCTCAAACTTGGGCTGCTCAAACTGATTTAGATGCATTCGTTACTACAGGATGGACTCAGATATCAGACCCTGCTAATATATTTAATGCTGCTAATGGAGAATACTCTACTCCTCAATGGGTAGGTGCAGGCTCAGGTAATTCTTATGTATATACTGCTACAGTGCAGGGTAGTATTAGTATTGATCCATCACAAAATATGGTTTATAATGATGCAGGTAAAACAATTAACTACCAACCTTATTTTTTAGTAAATATTGGTACTTCACAAAATGTAAAATGTTTAGGAACTCCTATATTGTTGCCTAGCTCTGCAACTGTATATGCACCTGGAGTACAACAAATAGGAACTTTTAATCAAGTATTTACATTCAATGGTACTACTGATGGTACAGGTGGAATAGATGTAGGTGATATACAGATAGTACAAGCAGGGGTAGATGTTTATGAAACTAATTCAAATGGTACAATAGTAGGTTTAGTAGGTTTTGCCTATTGGAATAATTCTCCATTATCATCACCAACAACTGCACCTAAATTAATCCTAGACCTAACATCCATTGACCTTACCATCCGCCCATCTGATAACATCCCATTGAACAGTGGTACTACTACCATGAATACCTTTATACCTGAAAAGATTAAGCAATCGGATTTCATCAAGAGTGTATTTATGATGTATAATCTATATGCTACTGCTGATCCTGATAATCAGAATAATCTAATTCTATTGCATAGAGATGAGTATTATGATTCAGGTAAGGGAGTAGATTGGACCAACAAGCTAATGAAAGATAAGGAGCAGTCAATCATCTTTATCCCTGAGCTTAACAATAAGAAACTAAGACTAACATATAAGGCAGATACTGACTCACCTAATACAGTCTATACAGATGTCACTAGAGAAATATATGGACAGGCAGAGATAACTTTTGAGAATGAATATGTGAAAGGCATAGATGTCAAAGAGCTTATCTTCTCACCTACACCTGTACAGCCTACAGTATTCGGTGCATTCCTACCATTACTTAATGGTGCAGCACCTAAGACTAATCTAAGAATCTTATTTGATAATGGACAGGTTACAGCTAATGATGTAGAGATACTTTGGGGATATGATGGTGTAACATCCACAAATGGAGTATATCCCTACCTCTCACACTTTGGAGGAGATGATCCCTTTAATCCTACATTTGATATAAACTTTGCACCTTGCCAATACTACTATTATCAGGTAGCTCAGAACACTAATAACAATCTATACAATAGTTATTGGAGGAGAACAGTAGCACAAATTAATGGAGGCAAGCTATTGACTGCCTATTTCCTACTCCATGAGGTAGACATTCAATACATGGAGTTGAATGATAAGATAAGGATAGACAATTCATGGTGGAGTATTAATAAGATTATAGATTACAATGCTAATAATTTACAGCCTACTAAGGTGGAGCTGATTAGCCTAGAGACTGAGATAGACCTACCTCCATTCTTTGGTGGATCAGGTACTCCTGTAGGACCAGGTAATGGTGAGCAGATTCAATCTATCATGCAAACTTATAATGATAAGACTAATGTCACTACTAATAACAATGACTCTATAATCTTAGGCTCAGGTAATGTAGTAGGTGATGGACTTAGAGCCATGATAGTAGGAGATAATCTAAGCATAGAGACTGATGGCATAGCTACTACTAATATGACTATCACTAACACTCTGAATGGTAGAGCAGTTAGTGACATCCTACCTACCTACACTAAGTACATAGCTTTGATTAGTCAGAGTAGTACCTCAGCACCTACAGTCATAGAGTTAGAGAATACAATAGGTCCAATAGTTTGGACTCGATCAGCAACAGGTGTATATTTTGGTACATTAGCAGGAGCGTTTACCTTAGATAAGACCTATGTAACGCTTAGTAATGTAGTGGCTAATAGCATAGTATTGGCACAAAGAAAAGATGTTAATTCTATTCAGCTAGATACTACCAACCTACACAGCCCTACTGCAGCACATCACGATTCACACTTAAGTAATAACACCCTAGAAATCAGAGTATATGAATGAAGTAGTAATACCACTTAAGATACAAGGCATAGCTCAGATGAAAGCTGAGTTAAGAGAATTGAAGGGATCTATAGCTAGTGCTACTGATCCTGCACAAATGGCTGCACTTGCTCAACAGGCAGGTGTACTTAGTGATAGGATTAAGGATGCTAATGAAGCAGTGGCTGTATTTGCATCAGGCTCTAAGTTTGAACAGGTAAGCAATGGACTTGGAGGGATTAAAGACTCATTGATGTCATTGGACTTTGAAGAGGCCGCAGAGAAGTCTAAGACTTTTGCTAAGGCATTAGGTGGATTAAATAAGGATGATATCAGTAAGTCACTCAAAGGCATGACTGAGACTGCAGGGACTTTAGGTAAAGCATTCCTAAAACTAGGAGCTCAGATATTAATCAATCCTATATTCTATATTCCTATTATTATAGCTGCTATTGTTGCTGCTATAGTTTTAGTATTGAAATCTTTTGGAGTCTTAGATGATGTAATCAAAGCACTAATGGCACCCATCAATGCACTGATTGATGGATTCAAACAGATGACTGATTGGTTAGGTCTTACAGCATTCGCTGCTGAAGATAATGCAGCTAAGACTGTAGCAGCTAATGAGAAAGTAACAGCATCATCTAATGAAAGAACTGCTAGACTGACTGCAGATTTGGGTAGAGAGATTGCTGAGGCTAAGGCAGCAGGTAAAGATACTACTAAGTTAGAGGAGGAGTTAAGTAATGTAAAAATAAAAGAGGCTAACAATAGAAAGAAAACTGCTAAGGAGGCACTAGATGGACAGAAAGCATTAGGTGATAAAGCTGATCTTAAAAAAATAGAAGATTTAAGAAAGCAAATAATAGCAGAGAATGAGATAATAAAGCAAGGGTATTCTGATAAGGAAATAGCTAAGCTAAATGATATTAAAGCTGATGAAGAGGCTGCTAAAAAAGCTGCAGAAAAACAAAAGGCCGCTAATGATAAGTATATAGCTGCAGATAAAGCCTCAATGCAAGAGATTGCAGCAGCTAAAAAGATAGTAACTGATTCTGCAAAGACTGCTCAACAAGTAGAGCTAGATGATTTGGCTGCTGCTTATGCTGTTAAGATAGCTACAGCTATTAAATATAAGAATGATACTACTGCATTATTAGAGGCTCAGAAGATTCAAGAGGCAGCTATTAATAAGAAGTATTCTGATGCTACTCAGGCTATTGAAGATGAGAAAAAAGCTAAGAAAAAAGAAGCAGATGCTAAAGCCATTACAGATGCGATAGCACTTGAAGATGCTAGATACTTAGAGATTCAAAGACTATCTACATCTGCTGCAGAGTTTGAGAAGCTACAAGCACAACAGGCATTTGAAACTAAGACTGCAACATTAAAAGAAAATGATGAGCTGTATATTTTGTATAAAGCAGAGTATCAAAAGAAATTAGATGATATTGATACTGCAGCAGTAGAGAAAGTTAAAGCAGATGAAGCTACTAAACGAGCTGAGCAATTTGCTACTATTCAAAAAGGATTTGAATTTGCTGAAAAAACATTAGGAGCTATAGAGGGTATAACTAGCTTAGCTCAAGCTAATAAATTAAAAGGAGTAGAGAAAGGTAGTAAAGAGGAGGAGAAGATAATGAGAAAGCAATTTCAAATTAATAAATCAATGCAATTAGCAGGAGCAATTATAGATGCAGGTAAAGCTATTACAGCATCACTAGCATCCTCACCTATTGCTATAGGTCCTGTACCTAATCCTGCAGGTATAGCATCACTAGCATTCGCTAGTATTACAGCAGCTACTAATATAGCTAAGATAGCATCTACACAATTTACATCTAGTACAACTCCTAGTACTGATACTCCTCCAACAACCACAACAGCAGTAGCTCCAGCATCAGGTCCTAGTCTATTTGGGCAAGCCAATACAGGTAGCCAAGTGAATGCAGGAGGAGGCACGAATAACATAACAGTAACAGCAGTAGTATCTGAGACTGAGATAACAGCATCACAGAACACCATTAGTAACATACAAAATAATTCAGTATTATGATAAGCTATCAATCCATAGTAGATAAGATTACTACATTTTATGACAATCACCTACAAGTTAAAAAGGTAGGCTCAGACTTTAAGGAGCAGATGGTAAACTTTGCTACTGCAGATGAGAAGTATCCACTAATCTATGTAGTACCTACAGGAGTTACTCCATCTGAGAATGTAACTGTCTTTAATTTAGAGATATATTGCTTTGATATTATTCAGATGGATAGAGCTAATATCACTACTATCTTATCAGATACTCAGCAGATACTCCAGGATCTATATCTAGAGTTTACATTCAGTGATGACTATGATTTTGATATAGATGGACAGCCTACATTCATACCATTGAACAATGATCTACTAGACTATGCTGCAGGGTGGCAGATGAATATATCAGTAGTGATTCCGTCATGGACCAACTGTCAAATTCCTGAACAAAATGCTTAATTGATATAATATAGTTATGGCATATAAGAATACAGGTGAATTTAATGTAAAGTATCCTACTCGTAGGAGAATGGCTAACATCTTAAAGAGAATCTTAAGGAATGATATTGTACAAAATAATGGTACACTAGTAGAATCTATCAGAATCAATGCTAAGGTTACAGGATTCGGTAGCTTAGAGATTGAGATAGTAGCCATGTATTACTTTATCTTTTTGAATAACGGTGCTTTCTTATGGAATGGTGGAGTAATTACTCCTAGAGATTATGTTGCTACCTTTACTAGAGAGCTAGCATCAGCTGGTATCACTAATGAAATCTATAGTCAATATGTTGAATGGATATCTCAGAACTATCCTATCTTAGAGGTAGCTGAAATATTAGAAAGTGATCAGAAATTAACTTATACATTCTATGCACTAGATCCTCCTGCAGGATTTACTCCTAACTATCCATTAACTGTCTAAAGTTTTTTTCATTCCTAAGATATTAAAGACTAAGACTGCTGACATATCTAAGATGTCATTGAACTTGCTTAAGTCATCATTACATAGAGCCATGATAGTAGATTCCCATGCAAATTTCTGCTTCTCCTGTTCTCTCTTCTGCTCCTTAATCTCATCAGCATCATCTAGCACCTCATCATCAGGTACTACATCTACCAATAAATTAGTATAGGTATTGGTAAAGTTCTCCCTGAATTTAATATACTCAGGTATCAATCCATAGACATCAGTAATCTTATAGTCTAAATACCAATCTAATCTATCTGATGGGCTGTAATTGTATGGCTCAATGATATCATCACCATAAACATTCTTAGATGTTCTCCTGTACAGCAATGCTAAGATGTGGCAGAAGTGGTCTAGGTAGTTATTAGAGAAGTAATGCTCTAGGTCTATAAACTCTCCTAGACTAATCTTAGTGAATGGCTTGAGTACATACTTATCTAGCTTATTCTTATACCTCTTAGATGGCTCTGAATTAATCCATTTAATCTGCTCAGTTAATACTGTAAGCTCATCTATATCTAGCTCCTCAAAGTCAGAGATATTGCTATCTGTTAAAGCAGAAAGTACATCAATCTGATAGTTGAACATTCCATCCTCACTGCTCAGCCTCCTGATCTCCAGGAACTGCTCCACTGATATCTGATTCCAATTCTTTGGGAGCTTGAGATTCTGCATGGTTAGTAATTTTATAAGTTACAAAGGTAAGGTAAGGGATAGAGATATCTGCTTTGAGCTTGCTGAATAGTTTAGCTTTGTGCTTGAGATGTGCAGGATCATAATGCTCAGTATTGGATAGGTCAGTTCGTTTGAACATTAAAGCCATGATGTCTGATATATATTCTTTATTATCTTTCTTAACAATCTTTTCAACAATCCTACTATCTTTAACTGAGAGCTTCATCTCAGCCTTATAAGTATAGCCATCTATTTCTATCTCCTCAACAGGATCTTTCTTATCATAGTTATTATTATTGAACTCCTTAACATTAGCTAAGAACAGGTCAAAGTCTACATCCATCTCCTCCTCAGTTATACCTAGATACTCAAAGACTTTACAATGTTTCTCAAGGGTATCATACTCATCACTGTTATGGATAGCAGATATCTTTTGGAACTGCTCTAGGGTAAGCTCATCCATCTTAGATGGGATTTCTTTGCCGAATAATTTTATCATAATTTCTAATTTTTGAACAAATATAAAAAAAAAATAATATAGTTATGACTAAAGATATTCCAATCTATAAAATTACTATAGATCCTGAGTACTCAGATGGTGAAGAGTTAGGGATTGAGCAAATAGCTTTCACCTCAACTCCTGCTATTATTACTAAAGGTATGGCATTTGATGAGCATAAGAAATTGTTTTTCTCAGATGACCTAAAGTATAGAGTAGTAGCTCCTGCCATGATTCCAATGGAGATATACAGGAATGATGAGGATGGTGATGAATATTATGTACAGTTCTCAGTTGAGACCATAGAAAACATACATTCCAAATTCATGCAAGACCTTACTAATAGGAATGTCTTTAACCTAGAGCATGATACTGATCAGACTGTACCTGCTTATGTACTTGAGGCATGGGTTGTACAAGAGCCTATGCTCGATAAAGCCTACTCAAGCTATGGTATTGAAGTACCTAAAGGCACATTAATGGTAACAGCTCAGGTAACTGATAAGGAGTACTATAATGAGCTAGTAAAGAATGAGCAGATAGGATTCTCAATAGAGGGATTCTTAGGCTTAAAACTAAGTAATCAAATAAATAAATATAATATGAAGTTACCTGATGGAGAACATCTAATCGAGGGTAAACTTTACATCGTAGTTGATGGAGAAGTTACTGAGATAAGAGATGTACCTGTTGTTGAAGAAGAAGCAATGACAGAAGAGATTGCACTAGAGACAGTAGTAGAAGAGGAAGTAATAGAGGAGACACCTGCCACAGAAGAGATGGCTATAGATCCTGCTGCTGATGCTGAAGCTATCTTGGCTATAGTACAACCTGTAATGGATGAGCAAATCAATGCTTTAATTGCAATGATAGCTGATTTGAGAAATCGTATTGAAGAGATGATGGCTGAGCATGAGGAAGTAGTGGAAGTAGAAGCTACTAAACTATCACACCATGAAAAATTCAGTATGGTAAGTAAATTTTTAAACAATAATAACTAAATAAAAAACAAAAAAAATGAGCAAACAATTAAGATTTGACTTGGATATTGCTAACAGTGCATTATTACAAGCTAACAGTGAGGCTTTCTATTCTAAAGCCTATTTAACAGAAGAGACAGTAGATAACTACCGTACTCTACCAGGTATCAAAAGCAAGACTAAAATCTCTAATGTACTTTTTGGACAAGTATTGCAAGCTGAGAACTGTGGATGGAATGCATCTACTGATACTCTTGCATCTGTAGAGATTGATGTATGTGGATTATCTGCAATGTCAGAAATTTGTCAGTTTGATTTGGAGCAGTCTTTTGTAGCTTTACAAATGACAGCAGGATCTAATGGTGATTTCACTGTAGCATCTTTCATGAATTACTATTGGAATGAGATGTCTTTGACTATTGCACAAAACATTGAGAAGTTACGATGGAGAGGTGATACAGGTGATGCATCTCCTCAATTAAATTTATGTGATGGATATCTAAAAGGATTGTTAGCTGATGCTACTGTAATTGATATTGCAACTCCTGCTGCTATCACACCATCTAATGTACTTGCTAAATTAGCTTTAGTTTATGCTGCTATCCCTCCTGCTGTAATTACTAATCAAGAGGAATTGAGAATCTATGTATCTCCAACTGTAGCATCATCTTATCGTGCTGCTGTTGCTGCATCAAATACTCAGGCTAACTTGACTCAAGCTCTAGACTTTACTTACTTAGGTATTAAGATGGTATTATGTCCAGGAATGGGTACTGATTCTACTATGGTTGCTACTCTAAGAGGTAATTTAATTTATGGTTTTGATGCATTAGGAGATTCTAAAGCATTAAGAGCTGTAAATTTAGCTGATACTGTAGCTACACCTGTTATCAGAACTCGTGCTAATATGAAAGTAGGATTTAAGCATGTTAATGGTGATGAGATTGTATTATACAAATTCTAACTAATTTATAAATCTAAGGGAGTGCAAGCTCCCTTTACTTAAAACATATACAATGAGCTGTGAAGCATTACAATCAATCCAAAAAAACTGCTCCAACAATATTGGAGGAATTAAAAATGTATGGGTAAACCAACAAGATGAGATATCAGGCGTTACAGTATCAGCAGGAGCTTGGATAGTATCTGCAATTACTGTAGGTGTTCCATGTGTACCTTTTGCTATTAACAGAAATACAGGTAACTATACTGAGGATACTGCAGTAGACCTAATCAATGGATCTAGCTTTGTTACTCAGACTATTACATTAATGTTTAATAGAAGAGACAAAGATAAGTCAGAGGCTATCAATGTGCTTGGATCAGGACAGCAGTACTTAGCTGTATTTATTCAAGATGCAAATGACAAGTATTGGTACTTTGAGAATGTACAACTTACTGCTACAGGTGAGGGATCAGGTACAGCTCGTGCTGATGGATCTAAATACTCTATCACATTGTTAGCTGAGTCTGAGCATTTGGCTTATGAAGTAACAAGTACACTAATTACAACAAATGCTACAGACTTTCCACCTGCTGTACAATCGTAATTTAACACCCTAATAATTAAAGCTCTAGTAATACTAGGGCTTTTTTTTTAAACATTTTTTGACCTTAGTATAATATAGTTATATGATATACATTAAAAAAGATGAGGTCAATCAGATAATCCTTACCCTAACAGAGGTAAGTACACTGCCGAATCCTTATTATTTATTTGTTTTTCAGAATGAAATGGACAAGCTGTCTGCACCTATTACATTCTACACTGCTGATCTATCAGCTTATCCTGAAAGATTCAATCAGTTTGAGCTAGATGAGCCTGTAGATTTGGAGTTAGTAAAAGGACAGTATACATATAGTATCTATGAGTCAAGTACCACACCTCCAACTATTGCTAACTCTACAGGGTTTGTGATTGAAGAGGGCAGGATGGTAGTAAGTGGACCAATAGTATCATCAATTTATGAGTAATTATGGCATTAAAAGACTTTTTTAAAACAGTAAAGCATGAAATAGTAGAGGGATATCAATCATTCTCTACTCCATTCCTTAAAGTAGGAGGTGCTAATCTTACACTACCTTATGTAAATGGTAGACATCAGACTAATGGTTACATTCCATTTGGGCAGGATAACCTATTCCCTGAGCTAATCAATCAAATATTTTATTCTAGTCCATTACATGGCTCTATTGTAGGGTATAAAGTGAACGCAGCTGTAGGTGGTGGATTTAATATAGTAGCTGATAGACTTACTCCTCAGGATAAGCTAGAGCTATACACACTAGAGAGAAAACTAAACATTAAAAAGATAGTGCCTGCAGTAACTCAGCAACTAATACTGCACAATAGAGTATATTTTAAGCTATGCTTTGATGACAAAATGAAGCTAACTAAGATAGTCAATCTATCACCTGAGAAACTTAGAGTAAACTTAGATAGAAAGAGATACTATATCTGTGATGATTGGTCATCCAGGATTGATGTACAGGAGATAAGAAGATACACTCCTACCTCTAGAGATTATGAGCAGTTATTTGTATATGAGGTAGAATGTATTGGACAGGATTTCTATCCATTACCTCAGTACACCTCAGCTCTAAACTTTGCATTCCTATCAGGTGAACTTAGCTACTTTGCTAAAAGTAATATCCAAAATTCAGTCTTTCCTAGCTTTGCTATGATGTTCCCTAAAAGACCTCAGTCTGAGGAGGAGAAGAACATGATAAGAAATACTATTGATAGATTGAAAGGTGCTGCTAATGCAGGTAAAGCTGTAGCATTCTTTGCTAACTCAGCAGATCAACTGCCTAAGATAGAGTCACTACCTACCAATGGTAATGA